CCCGTAATCGAACACGCGGGCGCAATCTTCCAGCGCTAGGCCGGGTATCAACTCAAGCGCAACCTTGCCGTCGTTGTAGCGGGCGCCTGAGCCGCGAGCCGTGCTGTTCACGTCCCCGATGCTCATGCTGTCGGCTCCGGTTTGTTGCCAAACTTCAGGCCGTTAAACCAGCGGCGCAGCACGTACTGCCGAACCAGCGATATGCCGGTGAACACGACACCGATGCCGAACGCCTTGGCTGCGTTCAAGCTGGTGAAGCCGAAGTGCGGCAGGATAAGGAGATTCGCCGCGAAGTTGATCGAGAAGCCGACGAAGATATTCGCCCAGCTTTCCACGAATGATCCGAACTTGGTTTGAGCCATCGCACCAACCCTCTTAGGACTGGTGCCTATTCAATACCTAACCTGTCAAAGCGATTCGATCATCCTTAGACTTTTTGCGGGCGCGATTGACGAGGTTGTAGACGGTGGCGCGGCAGCAGTTCAATCGCTCGGCTGCCGCCTCGGCTCCAATTAATGGCAACATGGATTCAGCGTTGCGAATGCGGCGAGCCTTGAACAGCAGCGTGAGCATGCGGGCCTCCAACTCGCCGCACACCGCCATGTCTACGCCCTCATCTCGAAGCGCAATCATCGTGTTCGCAATGTCGTGTTCGGTCGTCATGACTCACCCCTAGTTACCAGCGCAATAGCTTCGTCAATGGTTCGGACAATGTGCACTTCCCCGCCCGCCCTACCTATCTCCGCATGCACGCGGATCTGCGCTGGCGTCAGCGACTGGTCAGCCTTGGGCTTGGCGGGATTCTTCACCTCGACCATCCAGACGCGCCCGCGATAGATCACCAGCAGATCCATCACCCCGCCACCTGAGCCGGACAGGTCGAGCACGCATGCGCCGATGGCTTTCAGAGCCGCGACAATCGACTTTTGATTTTCGTCAACGCGGCGGCGGTGGTGGATCACGCGAACATCCTTTGCTGACGTTGCGCGTCCTCGATGCGGCGGCAGGCGATGTCGAAATGACGTGGAACGCGCTCAACCCCAATAAATGCACGCGCTTGATGGGCACAGGCGATGCCAGTTGTGCCGCTGCCCATGAATGGATCTAGCACCACCTCACCGTCATCCGTGAAGTCGGAAACAAACCTTTCAAGTAACGCCACGGGCTTCTGCGTGGCTACGTCAGTTCCGCATTTAACAGGGGGAAGAATCCACACGCCGGCACCGCTACCACGAGTCCATCGCATCTTCCCGGGAGCATGCATTATCAAGACGGATTCATGGCCGCTTCCGGGGCGGTCTCCAGATATTTGCGGCATGGGCCCAATCTTCACCCAGGCGCCAAGCCGCACATGCTCGGCCCAATCAAAGGTCAACGCGGCATGGCGGTGGTCACACGTCATCACGACCCATCGACTAGCCGCCAAAAGACATGCACGAGCTACCGCGACAAACTCGTCGTCAGTCAAGTAATCGAAGTCAATGAAGCGAGACGCGCCTTGCCTATACGGGCTGCGTGACGTAACTTTCTTGTTGGTGCGAGCCTTGGAATGCGTACGCTCGCTGTACGGCGGATCAGTAATCACCGCGTCCACCTTCGGCAAAGTCGGCAGGATTTCGCGACAATCACCGAGATAGAGCGTTGCGTTGCCGATGATTTCAATATGACCGGCCATTACGCTGCCTTCCTGTCATAGCTGCGCAGCGAATACAGATACACCTCACTTTTGCCGCCCGACTTGCGGCGTTCCAGCGGGACACGGAACGGCTCACGAACCAGCTTGCGGGCGCGGATCAGGTAGTTAAGCGTCCCGCTCAACTGGTTTGGTGCCATGCCGAGTTCCAGCACGAGGTCGTCAATCATTCCAGGGCCATCGCTAAGCACGTTGATGATCTTTACGGAGATAGATGGTTCATGCTGCATTACTTCGTTCCTTTCAGTATCAGTTGCCCGGCGTCAATCAGCCGGCTATGCGTCAGCACGATGGCGCGGTCCATCTGCGCGCGACGTTCTGCGCGGTCAAGATCAGGGCCGTTATCTATGGTGTGGTGACAGTCGGGACAGAGTGCGGCAGTCATGTACGCGGCGGACTTCTGCCCCATGCCTCGCCCTTCGTTGCGGTGGGCTACCTGGACTCCGTAGCGACCGCATAGGCTGCACGTTTCCAGGCTGGCGACTGCGGCAAACCAGCGGCGGTCAGCGGCGGTACTCATGCCGCCTTCCTCTGCTCGCCCCACACCACGCCGTGCTCAGCCCCGAACGCATACGCCAGCTCGATCAACTCCGACATGTCGCCGATGCTCATGCGCGACGTGCGCTGTCCAAGCATCACGAAGCCACCCTCAATGCCCTGCGCAACACGCTGCGACTTCCGCAAGCCGGCGCTAAGGATGTCCTTCCAGTCCTCCGGCTCAAGCAGCTGAAGTTTGCCGTCCACCGGCCACTCGACTTGCCGGGAAATGTCGGACAACACGGCCCACATCAGCGCGTTCTGGTCCAGCGTGCGAGTCGGCTTTTTCTCGTCGATGCGGATACGTACAGGCTTGTCGAATTGCAGCAACTCGCAGGCCACTTTCCACGCGTAGGCCATGCGGGTACGGGCGTTACTGGGGTCAAGGAATATCGTGCGGGCGGTCATACCGTCCACCCCATCGCCCGAGCCATCGTCTTGTACGGCGGCATAGCCTCGGCCAGCGCCATCATTTCCGAAGCCTTCGCGCGCCAGTGGTTCCGGTGCGTGCCGGACTTGTCGTAGTGGCCCGAACCGTTGCGCGAGTCGCAGATTTCGCGGGCGAGGGATTCGAGGCGGTCGTGGTCGATGGTCATGCTCGCATCCTCCCGAACTCAATCATTCCGTCTTGAATGAATGCGCAATCCGCCTCATGCGCTTCGATATATAGGCGCACCAGCGCAGCCATGGCCTCGTAGCTCAGCGCAAGCCTTGTTTCGACGCCATCCCTTTGTGTGAAGTGAGCTTGAAATGTCGCGCCAAGATCGAACAGGTCAACTTTTCGCCCGTCCTCAAAACGCAGACCGCGACCCGTCATGGTTGCTTTGGTATCGGTCATGCGGCCTCCGAGAAAAGATCGTTCTGCGCTTCGGCAATCGGCGCGTCGAACTCACACACCACGATTTCGCAAACCGGGCTCACGCCTCGCCAGTCGTTTTTGTAGATTGACGTATCAATGCCGCAATTCGGCTCCATCACGATGCCGGTCTGCTCGCGGAACTTGCGGGCTTTATCGGACTCCTCTTCGGTGAACATCTGCTTCCCGGAAAACCGGAACGGCGCGGACATTTGAGGCAGGATGAACGCGCCGAATTCAGCCATACGTGACGCCAACTCAATCACGCGGTACTCAAACTGGCTTCCCGTGTATTTGCCCTTGAAGCCGTGCGCAGGGATGGCGCCGAACGGCGGGTTGCTGATAGCCCAGCGGAACCGGCCAACATCTCCAAGCTCGAACACGCTCGCCACAATCCACTCGGCATCGGGAGCGATCATCTTTCCGATCCGCGCGTATTCCGGATTCAGCTCCACGCATACCATCGACCCGACTTTCTTCTGCACCGCATAGGACAGCGAGCCAATGCCGGCGCATAGGTCTATGCAGCTCGAGTTGCCCGTATCACCACCATCCACCTCGATTGCGAAGTCACGCGCCAGACCGCGCGGCGTGAAGAACGCGCCAGCTGCCGAGTTGATGTGCGTGGCGCCTTCCTGGAAGTTGTCCAGGATGAACTCGCGCTCGTCATCTTTCAGGCGGCGCCCACAATCGACTAGCGCCATCACTTCCTTGTGCGCCTTGATCTGAGGCTTCGTGAGCTTCAACGCCCGCCCCCGCGCCGCTTGGCGTCCATGTCAACGAGGCGCAGATACTTGTCCACGTCCGTCCCGTCGAAAGGTTGCTGCTTGCCCATCGTCTTGCCGTCCTCTTCGAAATAAAGTGGTTTCACGCCGGGACCGAATGCGGCGCGGAACTGGTCGATGATGGCCGTGCAGTTCGGGAAGTCGATGCGGATTTGTTCGCGCTTGACTTCATCCTTGCGCACATTGGCGCGGATCATTTCCACAACGTCGCTCATCGCCCCTCCTCCGTGTAGTCGGTGAATCGCATGGTCTCGGCGAGCCATGCCGCTTTGATTTCCCCACACGGCCCGTGGCGGTTCTTCTCGACGCTGATCACCGCGTCGTAGTCGCTGGCTGTGTCGTCACTGGTGCCGGGTCGAAACAGGGTCAGGATCTGGTCCGCCTCTTTCTCGATTTCGCTGGAATCGGACAGATCGCCCATTCCCGGCTGTCGGTTCTCTGCTTGCCGGCCAACCTGGGCCAGCGCTATCACGGGGATTTCCAAGTCACGGGCAAGGTTCTTCAGGCCGCGTACTACCTCCCCAACCTTCTCGGCCTTGTTCGCCCGTGCGTTGGTGTGCGATGCGTCAATGCGCTGGATGTAGTCCACGAACAGAACGCGAATGCCGTTCTGCTGTTTCCACTTGCGAGCCATGCGCGATACATCGGCAATCGTCGGCGCGCTACGGTCATAGATCAGGCAAGTCCGTTCGCACAACTCATCCACGGCGCCGCCAAGTTTGCGCAGGTC